GCGATCGTGCGTCTTCTCGTCTCGCATCTGCAGCAGACCGTCAGCATGTACGAGGACAAGGTCGCGGGCGTTGAGCACAGTTTTGCCAACAAACTCGCGCACGTAAAAGCGGTCGCGAGCGAGAAGGAAAAAGCGGCCGCCGCCCGTCAGGCCGCACTCGAAAAGAAGGCAACCGCTCTTGAGCGCGAACTTCGGACGGTCACCCGCAACCTCTCTCGCGACTATGTCAGCCGGGAAGACCACCTAAAATCTCTCACCGTCCTTGAGTTCAAGGTCGACAACATCGGCAACCGGATCTTCCAGATGGCCAAGGAGCAAAAGTAATGAGCAGTCCCCACCTTTCGGCTTCGCGCCGCCGTCACCTCAACTGGGCCATCCTGAAATTCGTCAAGGAGTCGGGACGCGCAGGCATCAACGAAGGGCTGCTGCTGCAGGTGGTCAGCGACGTGAAAATCGCGGCCACGCTTCACGAAGTTCGCGAGGCCGCGAGTTATCTCGAACAAAAAGACTATATCACCATCTCCGAGGAGCAGGGCATCCACGCCTACCGGATTACCAGCGAAGGCACCGATCTGGTCGAATACGAGCCGGACGTGAAGCTTCCTCGCTCCATCGGGCGTCCCGTCAAATACTGGGAAGACTAGCCCGTTGCCCGCTCCGTCGAAGATCGAGTCCGAGCTGGACGCCGTGCAGCAGGCGGAGCTGAACCGCCGCATCAAGGACAATGGGTTCGGTGGCTACCGTGCCCTGTCCAAATGGCTTGGCGAGCAGGGTTTCGAGATTTCGAAGTCGGCGGTTCACTCGCACGGCAAGAAGCTGCAGGCGCAGGTCGAGAAGATCCGCGCGGCAACGGCGCAGGCCGAGTATCTGCGCACGATGTTCCCGGACGATGACGGAGCCATGACCGACGGGATCCTGCGCACCTATCAGGCGACCCTCTACGAATACATGCAGGACTTCGAGATCGACCCCAACACGGTCGACCCGGTGAAGCTCGGTCGCGTCATCAAGGATATCGCGACCGCATCGATCTCGCAGAAACGGCTCCAGAAAGAGATCCGCGAGGAGATGCTCAAGAACGCCGAGGCGGCTGTCGAAAAAGGGGACTGGACGAAAGACGCAATGGAAGAGGCCAAGCGTGTCATGGGCTTCGGCTGACATGGTTCTCCGCCCCAATCATCCCACTATGAAGGCCAGCGAGCGCCCGGAATTCACCGAGCAGCTCATCGACTTCCTACCGTACCAGAAGGCATGGCTAGAGGATAAGTCGCGGTTCAAGATCGGCAACATGTCCCGACAGGCAGGCAAGTCGTTTGGGACGGCCGCCGAGATTGTCGAGGACGTCATCGACCACGAGATCGCGGGCACGAAGACCCATTGGGTCGTGCTCTCGCGGGGCGAGCGCCAGGCTGTCGAGTACATGCGCAAGAACGTCATTCCGATGCTCAAGGCGTACTACATCCTCTACCGCTCGATCCTGAAGAACGCGAAGCCGCCCGAGCTGGTCGAAGTCGACTACGCCTTCGACCGCCCCAATGACGACGGCTCGACCGAGAAGGTGAGCTATAAATCCTACGAAGTGGAACTTCCTTGCGGAGCCCGCATCACTGCCCTTCCCGCAAACCCCGACACCGCGCGCGGCTTCTCGGCAAATGTGCTTCTCGACGAGTTCGCCTTCCATGCGGACTCGCGCGATATCTGGAAAGCGCTCTATCCGTGCATCACGCGCGGCTACAAGATCCGGGTGATCTCAACGCCGAACGGCAAGAGCAACAAGTTCCACGAGCTCATGACGGCCGATGACGACACTTGGTCCAAACACTCGGTGACGATATGGGACGCCGTCGAGCAGGGTCTGGACATCGACCCCCACGAGCTGCGTGCCGGTCTCGGCGACGAAGACGCGTGGGCACAAGAATACGAGCTCGAATGGGCGGACGGCGATAGCCCCGCTCTGCCTTGGGACGATATCATCTCCTGCGAAGAAGACGGGGCGGGCGACCCTGCAGGTTTCCGGGGCGGCGCGACCTATGGCGGCAACGATATCGCAGGCAAGGGTAATGACTTGTGGGTGCTCACTGTCCTCGAAGATGTCGGCGGTCGTCTCTGGGAACGCGAGTCCATCGACCGGCGCAAGGCTTCCTTCGCCGAGCAGGACCGCCTGCTCGATGCCTGTGTGGAGCGGTACCGGATGCGGCGCATAGCCATGGACGAGACGTCGATCGGCGCGAAACCGGTCGAGGATGCGGAAGGCCGCTACGGCGCGAGCCGCGTTCAGGGGATCGTATTCACTCAGTCCAGCAAGCACAACATCGTGCAGTGCATGCAGAAAGCCTTCCAGGACCGTCGCCTCGCAATCCGCCCGGGGGATGTGAAGCTCCGCGCGGATCTGCACTCGGTCAAGAAGGTGGTTTCCAAGAACGGAGGCCTGCCCCGCTATATCGCTCCGACCGGCGCGGAGTCGCACGCTGACCGCTTCTGGGCGCTGGGACTGGCGATCTATGCGGCCGAGGGCGGCGAGGTCGAATACGCCTACCACCCGGCGGGCCGTAACACCCACGACCCCGATCCCGATTATTCCAAACCCCGCGTGCGGACGACCTCCGGTCTGAAAAGCATGCGCGGCGCATACTGACACGGAGCGCATGATGGCAGATCTCATCGACATCTACGGCAACAAGCTCGCGGCTCCGAAAGAAGGCCCCTCCGCTCTGGTCGCGAAATCAACGGGCAGCATTCGCCAGCTCTGGTCGAGCTCGGCCGGGCCACTTACCCCTCACTCTCTGGCGAAGATGCTGCGCGAGCATAGCGAAGGGCGGCTCGACCGCTTCATGGTCTTTGCCGAAGAGGCCGAGGAGAAGAACGAGCACTACGGATCCGTGCTCGGCACCCGCAAGCGCGCCGTCGAGGGATGCGCCTATTCGATCAAGCCGGGCGGCGACTCCGATGAAGACAAGGAGATCGCGAAGTTCATCTCCGGCATGGTGGACAGCCCGCACTTCCCGACCCTCGTCGAAGACATGCTCGATGCGCTCGGCAAAGGCTATTCCGTCCAGGAGATTATCTGGCACACTACGAGCGGCAAGTGGTTTCCCGTCGAGTTCAGGCACATCACTCCCCGCGCCTTCCAGCTGGACGCCGACGACCGGCGTCTGCTGCGCCTGCGCGATAGCGAGGAGCCGGATGGCCACGAGCTCGCGCCATACAAGTTTCTCGTCCACTGGTCGAAACTCAAGAGCGGGGATCCGCACCGCTCGGCTCTCGCCCGGTTCGTCGCCTGGACGTATTTGTTCCAGAACTTCACCCTCAAGGACTGGGTTGGATACGTCGAAACCTACGGCCAGCCGGTCCGCGTCGGCCGCTATGGTCCGTCCGCGACGGAAGAGCAGATCAACGAGCTCGTGCGCGCCCTCAAGAATATCGGCACGGATGCGGCCGCCGCCATCCCCGACTCCATGAAGCTGGAGTTTGTCAACTCGGCAGGCACATCGGATGGCACGGCATATGAGCGTCTCGCGGCCTATTGCGACAAACGCATCAGCAAAGCTGTCCTCGGGCAGACGATGACGGCAGACGACGGCTCTTCGAAGTCGCAGGCCGAAGTGCACGACGATGTGCGGACTGACATCAAGCGTGCGGATGTGCGCAAGATCTGCACGTCCATCAACATGTACCTCATTCGTCCAGTCGTGGATCTGAACTTCGGCCCGCGCCTGATATATCCAAAACTCGTCGCGCCGGTGCTCGACAAGGAAGACCTCGAAGAGCTCCGCGCCGCGATCAAGGACTTCACGTCCATGGGAGTGCGCGTCCCGAGGTCGTTTGTTCACGAACGCTGGGGTTTGCCGCAAGCGGCGGAAGGCGAGGAGGTACTCGAACTGCCCTCACCGGCGACAGGTAGTGGACCCGCGCCTCGCCTCGACACGGCACGCGCGCGTAAGGAAAGCGGCGAAGAGCTCGTGGAGGGCATCATCGATGACGTGCTCGATGATTGGGAAGAGGTCATGGGGCCTATCGTCGATCCCGTGCGCCGCGCGATCGATACCGCATCCTCCTATGACGAGGCTCAAGCCAATCTTGAGGGCGCGATCGAGGACATGGAAGCCGGGGCATTGGCCACCCGCCTGCGCGACACGGCCATGATGGGGCGTGCTGCCGGCAACACCCGGAACTAGTCGTGGACGACTACACCTTCACGCCGGAAGCTCCGCTCACCGTGCGGGAGTATCTCGCTCGCAAGAGCCTGGTGCCGAGCTTCGCGTTCGAGGAGATCGCCCCCGAAGAGCACGCCCATAAATTTGTCATCGCCAAGATGACGCAGGTCGACCTGCTGCGGGACATGCGCGACAGCTTGAGACGGGCCGTTAGCGACGGTGTGCCGTTCGAACAGTGGAAGGCCGACATCGAACCGATGCTGCGCAAGCGCGGGTGGTGGGGAGTCAAGGAGGTCACCGACCCGCGGACGGGCGAGATCGTCCAGGCACGGCTTGGCTCGCCGCGTAGGCTGCGGACGATTTACAACGCCAATGTCCGGACGTCCTACGCGGTCGGGCAATGGGAGCGCATCCAGGCCAACAAGCAGCTCCTGCCTTATCTCATCTACACCCTCGGGCCTTCGGAAGAGCACCGGCCGCTGCATCTGGATAAGGAAGGACTGATCTTGCGGGCCGACGACCCCTTCTGGGACGAATGGTATTTTCCTAACGGGTGGGGCTGCAAATGCGGAGTGCGCCAGATCTCGGAAAGGGAAGCTACACGACGCGGCTATACCGGCGCACCCGCACCGGACATCCCGACAAAGCGGTACGTCAATCCTCGCACCGGCGAAGAACGACGGGTGCCCGCTGGCATCGACCCTGGCTGGTCTGGCAATGTCGGGCGCAACGCCATCAGGCGGACGGCTGGGCAGTTTGCCGAAAGGATCCAGGCGATCGCGACGCCGGAAAACATAGGTCTTGTCCGCGCCGTGCTTCGCGACCAGCTGGCAGACGATGCGTTTCAGGAGTTTCTCGAAGGCCGCACTGGTCTCTACAGGGGCTCGGCGGTCGTAGCGACAACCGTCCTGCCCAAGGATCTTGGCGACAGGATCGGGAGCACGCAGAGAGTCGTCATGGTCTCGGCCGATACGATCTCGCGTCACAACCCCAGCTTCAAAGCGCCCGGTTCATATCCGCCGAATGTCGCCTACAGCTATCTTCCGGATATCTTCGATGACTCCGAAATCTATTGGGACGGCGACCGGACGCTCGATGTGCTCAAGAACGTCGAGGGAAGCTGGTATCGGCTTGTCCTGAAGGTGCTGCTCGAACGCAATGAGATCTGGCAGTCGAGCTACTACAAGACAACGGAACGCAACCGGCGCAAGATCAAGGGAAAGAGAGTGAAATGAGGCCGTCCGGGACGGCCCTCCCGGGTGGAACGCAATGTCCAGCTCACCGTAATGACTCCGGCCTCCTAGTCGATATAGGCGAAAAGCCGACCACATTCAACCTCTGTCGATTATCACCGGTGCCACGACGTTGGATCCATCGATTTCCGGTTTTCTTCGATCCAGTTCTGATGCTCGGGATGCGTCGGGTCGGACCTGAGTTCCCGCATCAGCCTGTTGATGCCATCCCGAACATCGCCCGCAAGACTTCCTGCGGGCCACCCCTGGGCTTGGCGGATGGAATCACAGACCGCGCTTGCCCTCTGGAGCACCTCGGAAGCATTGCCGAGGTCCGGCATCGGAATTTTGGATCGAGGTTGTCTGGCCATGGGCAGACCTTGACATGCACCTAGTGCGTCGTCAGCCGTCCTGTGCTGCGATCTGGTGGCCATTTGCACGGAATTCCACCTGCGAACGGCAGACTTTGCTCAAATCCATCCGCGACCGTCCTCTAACGCCGCACTCAAGCATCATTTGAGCGCCATACGTGGCCCTGACAGAATTTTCGCTATCAGGGCCCCACTTTTGTCGCTAACGGCGCTGTACGGCTGTCATAGTGCCCATGCATCCCCCGGATTTTTTCCGGTTTGGGTGCTGACAACTGTCAGTGGTGAGGCGGGGGTGGCCCCCTGCCACACCCGGCCCATGACATCGCTCCCCCAAACCATGCGTCGCGGCGCATCCGCCATCGCAATCGCCCTCGCATCGAGAGAGCCACGCCGCGTCGTCGCGAATGCAAAGCCGCGCGCCGAGCTTCCCTCCAATCTCGCCCTCGCTCGCGGCATCCCCGCTGGCGAGGCGGTGGCACCAGTCGGCGACGACTCCACGAGCTGGAACATGATCCTGCCCGCAGGCAAAGTCCTCTCTCTGCGTGACGACCGCGAGTACAAGAACTCGAACCCCGAAATGCTCGCCACCGAATACAATGCCGACGAGATCAAGATCGCCGTCGACATCAATCACGACAGCGTCCTCTTCGACTTCGATCCACCTTCGAATGGCTGGGTCGAGGAGATGGAAGTGCGTGAAGGCGCGATCTGGGGCCGCATCGAGTGGACCGATATCGGCCAGGAGCTGCTCTCGCGTCGCCACTACCGTTATCTCTCGCCCGCTTTCCAGTTCGACGAGGAGACCATGGAGATCCTCGGCTTCGCGTCCGTCGCCCTCGTCAACCAGCCCGCAATGACCATGCCTGCCGTCGCCTCGCGCGTCCCGGCCGTCCCAGCGACCGCGACCGCCAAATCCAAATCATCCGACGACCCCAACCCCACCACAGAAACGGAGAGCCTCATGAACGAGGAACAACTCAAAGCCCTACGCGCATCGCTCGGGCTCGCCGAAGACGCGCCCATCGAGGACGTGCTTGCCGCTGCCTCCGCAGCCAAAGCGGATCCCGTAGAAGATGAGGACACGCCGTCCGTTGACGATCCTGACAACGAGCAGGACGACGTCGTCGTGGATCTCTCGAAGTATGTCCCGCGCGCCGACTACGACGCGGTCGTGGACAAGCTCGAAGAGGTCGAGGGCGGGGACAACGCCGCGACCGACACGGTCGAGGTCGAGGCTATTGTCGACCAGGCGATCGCTGCCGCGCGCATCGCACCCAATTCGCGCAAGCAGTACATCGCAATGTGCTCGACCACGAAGGGCCTCGAAAACTTCAAGGAGATGGCGCGCATCGCCCCGAAGGTCGTCGCGACGTCTCCCGACAAGCGCATCGCCACGGCCGCCCGCCAAGGCGACGGCCCGACTGCCGAGCAGGTCAAGGTCGCAACCGCCATGGGTCTGAAGCCCGAAGCCCTCACCACAAAGGAGAAGTCCAATGCGTAATTCATCGCGCGGCTATTTCATCAACTCGTCATTGTTTGCCCTCTGCGCATGCGCGGCTTTCGCCGTCGCGGCGGTGAGCTTTAAACCAAGCAACGGTACTGGGGTGAATTCGAGCATGTTCGGACTCAGTCCGGGCGTGACGGCATTCCAAATGGGCTTCCACGAAATCGTCGACATCCCTTCCCGCCCGTTCTGGATCCAACTCAATGACCGCTGGAGCCGTGGATATGCTTAGTGCTGACCGCCGCATCACATCCCGTGAGCTGTCCCTCGTCGCGCACCCCGTTCTCGCGGGCGCGACTATTCACAAAGGCGCGATCGTCGTGCTCGATACCGATGGGTTCGCGCGACCCGGCACCGCTGCCGCTGGCCTGACCGTTGCCGGTCACGCCGATGCCGGTGTGAACAATGCGACCGGCGATAGCGGCGACATCTCCGTCACCGTCACCGTCAGCCGGGCCTTCCGCTACGACAACGATGCGGTCGCCCCGCTCGATCGCGGCGACATCGGCTCGGACGCCTTCATCCTCGATGACCATACGGTCTCCGCCGATGCCACCGACCGCTCCCGCGCGGGCACGGTCGTGGATCTCGACGAAGATGGTGTGTGGATCGCCTTCACCCCTGTCACCGGAACCTAACCCAAACACGCGCAGCCGCGCCAAGACCAAGGAGTCCACACATGGACGTCACTCCCCAGAATATCGAGCTTATCGGCGCTGGCTTGCGCTCCGAGTTCCAAGGCGTCTTCGACGGCGTCGATCCGCTTTTCGAGCGCATCGCGACGATCGTGCCTTCGACGAGCTCGGGCGAAAACTATGCCTGGCTGCGCGACATGCCCGGCATCCGCGAATGGATCGGCGATCGCCAGATCAATCGCCTGGCCGACACCGGCTACCGTATCGAGAACAAAATGTTTGAAGGCACGATCGGCGTTAAGCGCACGGACATCGAGGACGACAAGCTCGGCCATTACACCACGATGGCCCGCCAGCTCGCGGACAAGGCCGCGAAGGATCCCGACAAGCGCATCTTCGACCTCATCCCTCTCGGCTGGTCCTCGCAGTGCTTTGACGGCCAGAACTTCTTCGATGCCGAGCATCCGGTCGGCCCGGACGGCAAGGAAGAGTCAGTATCGAACATGCAGGCCGGAACGGATGCAGCCTGGTACCTGCTCGACACCTCGGCCCCGCTGCGCCCCTTCATCTACCAGCGCCGCACCCCTGTGGAATTCACGGCCATGAATGATGCCGCGACTTCCGAGGCGGGCTTCATGCGCGACGAATACATCTACGGCACGCGCCATCGCGGCAATGCCGGTTTCGGTTTCTGGCAGCTCGCCTTCGGCTCCAAGGCTCCGCTCACCGCCGCCAATGTCAAAGCGGCGCGCGAGGCCATGGAGTCCTTCAAGGACCACAGCGGCGAAGTCCTCGGCGTCCAGCCGGGTGTTCTCCTGGTCGATCCGTCCAACCGTTCGAAGGGCGAAGAGCTCATGAACGCGGACAAGCTCGGCACCGACTACAATACGCTCAAGGGCGCATTCGACCTCATCGTCGCTCCGCGCCTCGCGGCATAGGTAGGGCCGGATGACCGCCCTGACCATCAAGGCCAACGTCCGCACGCGCTACACGCGCGGCGGGCTTGACCTCTCCGGAGGTCGTGTCGTCGAGATCGACGAAAGCGATCTGAGCGAAGAGGCTATCGCTTCCCTTGAAGCGGATCCTCGCGTCACCGTTCTGGAGGCCGAACCTGCGCCGCCCGCAAAAACCAAGAAGGCGAGCGGCTCCAAAGGCAAGAAGGTCAAGGGGCCGACAGCCAAGCAGAAGAAAGCGATCGCAGCGGCGAAGACCGCTCTCGACGATGCCGAAGCCAATGTCACCCTTCTGACCGAAGACGCTGGCGAGGCTTCGACCGACGAGCAAGCCGCCGCCATCTCCAGCGCCGAAGCCGAGGTCGAAACCGCCAAGTTCGCTCTCGCCGCAGCAGAAAAGGACGTCCCCGCTTAGGACGCGTCCACCGTCACTCGGCTCTTGGGGGATCCGGGTGTTCGCGGGCTGGCCGCCCAGTAACGGCCAGCCCGCATCCCGCCCCCTCGCAGCGCCCCCATGCTGCCCACGCCCCGGCCCGTGACCTGGCCGACGAGTAATGACATGAGCTTTCAGCACGACTTCCTGACCTTTTGCGCGGTCGATATCGCAGACCAGCCTGTCGGCGACGATCACGGCGCGTTTCTCGTGAACCTTCGCGACAGCCTGACCAAGCAGCTGCGTGACAACTATCCCGAAGCCGAGGTCAATCCCTACATCTCCGGCATCCGCCTGGTCGTGGTTGCCGACGAGGCGATCGCCAAGACCGACGACTCCTTCTTCGTCGAGTACGACATCACGTCCGGCACGGCCGAGCTGCGCCGCACCGGCCATGCCGTCTCCGAGCGCGCATAGGGTGTACGCCTCCCGCGCCGATATCGAGACCGCCTATGGCGAGGACGTGCTGTTCGGTGCGGTCGGCGACGACGGACTCGTTGACGGTGCTCGCATTGTGCGCGCCCTGGAAAAAGCCAAGGACGAGATCGACAGCTATATTTCGGTGCGTCATGCCTTGCCGCTGCCAGAAGTGCCTTCCCGTCTGCGGGACGTGAGCGTGGATCTCGCCATCTACCATATCAACATGGGAGCGGATGCCCTCACCGACGAGATGCGGACGCGATATAAAGACGGGCTCGCCTGGCTGAAGGATGTCGGCGCAGGCCGCGCGCAACTTGGACTGAAGACCAGTGGTCGTGACGGCTCGCAGCGTTCCGGGCCTCGCCCCGTGGTCACCACCGGCACTCCTCGCCAGTTTTCCCGTCGTGCGATGAGGGATCTCTGACATGGCCGGTGTCGCGATCCGTATCGATGTCACAAGCCTCGCTCAAGCGCGCCAGCGGCTTGAAGCGTTCGTGGACGGTATTCGACCTGCCGACATCATGGGCCCGGTCGCGGCCATCATTGAGAGCCAGACGCGCCGACGTATCTCGGAAGACAAAACCGCGCCGGACGGAACACCCTGGGCCGACTGGTCGCCAGCCTATGCAAAGACGCGCGGCAAAGGGAAGTCGCTGCTGGAAAGCGGAGGGTATCTTCTTGACAGCATCTTCGGCGAAAAGCGAGGCGACGAGGCCATCATCGGATCTAACCGCGTTTATGCAGCAATTCATCAGTTTGGGTCCGAGGACGAGACCGTTCCGGCACGACCCTATCTCGGACTGGAGGGCGAAGACGCGGATGACGTCCTCGATCTCGTTGTCGCCCATCTCGAAAGTCTGTCGCTATGAGCCGCCTCATCGATGCGCAGAGTGCGGTCGTTGCCGCCATCAAGCGTGTGCTGCCCGCGCTCAAGACCTGCGAGGCCCATCCCGGCCGCTTCACCCTTGAGGAGCTTAAGGCGTTTGCGGCCAAGGCACCGTCCGCCCATGTCGCCATGCCCAATGTCCGCTCCATCCGCAGGCAGGGCGACGCCATAATGGTCGAGGTAAAATTCGTGGGCGTGGTTACGGCGAGGGATACGGTCGTCGAGAGCGTTGGGCTTTCGCGTGACGAGGCGGTCGTCAACATGATCACTGCACTCATCGCCGAGCTGCCGCGCGGGACATTCGGACTCGGTATCTCTGCGCCCTCGGATCTTCGCTGCGATAACCTCTATGACTCCGGCGACCGCAGCAAGGGTGTCGCCATGTGGGCAATCCACTGGACCTCGACCGTCCAATGGTTGGCAGATACCGATGACGGCATTTTACCGAGCGCGCTTTACTTCGGTATCGCACCCAATATCGGCGAAGAGCACATTAACGACTATACGGAGATCGTCATCGATGGCGCGGTTCAGGGAGCGGGCCTATGAGCCGCCAACCCCTCAGCACAGAGTACCGCCTTGCCGAGCTCGAACGCCGTCAGGAAAACCTCCTGCGTGTGGCCACCATTTTTGAGGTCGATCACGACGCCGCGCGTGTCCGCGTCCGCGACGGTGACTTCGAGAGTGCGCCCGTCCCCTGGCTCTCCCATCGCGCTGCCGGTGCGGCGGCGGATTGGGATCCACCTCGCCTCGGCGAACGCTGCCTGGTCGTGAGCCCAAGCGGCGACCCCGGCAACGCGGTCGCTTTGCCGGGGCTTTATTGTGACGCCTTCCCACCGCCATCTAATGCACCAGGCGACACATTCCGCCAGCACGGCGATGGCTCGGTCGAGGGATACGACTCCGAACTCGGCCACCGCTTCATCGATGTGCGCGAAGACGGGTCGTTTGGATTGTCGGTCGACTCCACACGCGTGACCGGCACGCCACAGCAAATCGTCGTAGCCCAAGGCACAGCCCAAATCCTCATCCGAGACGGAAAGGTCACCGTGACCGCCAGCGATGTCCTGCTCAACGCCGGATCCGTCGATCTCGGCGGGACGGGCGGACAGAAAGTCGCCCGCGTCGGCGACAAGGTCAATCTCAACACCGGAATCATCATGGAGGGCAGCAATGTCGTTAAAGCCAAATAAGACCCCAGAGCGAAATGCCTATACCTACCAGAAGACGGGGCCCGACGTTATCGGCGGTCTCCTCCTGCGCAACGGCGACGAGCTGTATCTGACCGATGAGGACGCTGCCGCACTTGGTGAAGCCGTCAAGAAGGCGAAGTCCCAACCCGCGCCGGTCGTCAAGCCCGGCGCTACGACCAAGACGGCCAAAGCCTGACCGATGAGTCTGTCCCGCCATACCGGTGAGCCGATCAACACCCGCGAACACATCGCCCAGAGCGTGACGGATATCCTCACGACACGGCATGGTACACGGGTGCTCGCGCGTGGATATGGTTCGGATCTGCCCGACCTCATCGACCGTCCCATGAATGCGGCACTAAAGATGGACATCTTCGCAGCAACGGTCGGCGCACTTCGAAAGCACGAACCACGGATCCGCGTCCGCCGTGTTCGACTGGATAACAGTTCAGCCGGTCAGGCGCGCATCTCCATCGATGCCGCTGACCTCGACGGCCGTCCGATCACCATATCGGATATTGCCATCCGTCCGGAGGCGGTCGGGTGAGTGCGTTTCCGGACATAGACCTTTCCCTTCTGCCAGTGCCGGAGATCTTCGCTCCGATCGATGCGAAGTCGCTGGAGCAAGATCTGGCAGACACATTTGCTGCACTGCACCCTCCCTCCGCCGAGACCATCATGCTCAACAGCGATCCAATGCGCAAAGTGCTCCAGCTGGTCGCCTATCGCGCTGCACTCCAGCGCGACGACTTCCGCAAGGACGCGGCTATCGGCTTGGTGGCGACGGCATCCGGAAACGGGCTTGACCAACGCGCCGCGCAAATCCCGCTGACCCGTCTGTCGGGCGAGTCTGACGACGAGTTCCGCAAGCGCATCCGGTTTGCATTCGATGGGTTCTCGTCAGCCGGTCCGCGCGGCGCCTACCGGTTCCATGCCGAGAATGCTCATGTCGACGTGCGCTCGGTCGTGGTGCGCTCACCGCGCGTGTCGGACACCGGTTCCGATGCACCGGAAGCCGGGCAGGTCTTTGTCTACGTCATCGGCGCGGCGGACGGCACGCTTCCCATAACTGTCCGCGACGCCGTAGAGGTTGCACTCAACGACGAGTTTGTCATCCCGACCTCCGCCGATGTGCAGGTCAAGGATCCGGAGATCGTCGCTTTCGACGTGACCGCAACGCTCACCATCGATGTGGATTTGTCACCACAGCTCATCACGGCCGCCGCTCAAGCCGCACTTGAGAGCTATCTGTCAGGATCTCTGGACTTCGGAGGACGCATCACGCGCACCGACATCATCACTGCGCTCAACGTCGAGGGTGTGGTCGAGGTCGAGCTCCAGGCTCCTGCGCAGAGCCCGACGAGCAATCCATATGCCGTGCCGGTCGCGGGCGTTGTCTCTCTCTTAGCTGCGGAAACGTGATGGCGGCCCTCGACCATCTTCTCCCGGCGAATGCGACCGAGCTGGAGCGCGCGCTTGGTGCGACGATCGCAGGTACCTTCACCCTGCCGGCCACGCTTGCCGAGCTGCAGGACTACCGCACCTGCCCGGAAGACCTTTTGCCCTATCTCGCATGGGAGCGCTCGGTCGACGTGTGGGACGATGACTGGCCGGTCGAGCGCAAGCGATCCGTGATCGGGGCGGCCCCCGCCGTTCACCGCGTCAAGGGAACGATCGGGGCGGTTAGGCTTGCCCTCAATGCGTTTGGTCTTGAAGCCACGGTCGAGCGCTGGTTCGAGTATGGTGGAGATCCGCACACGCTACGGGTTGTCCTGGACGCCAGCGAGACGGGCGTCACCCGGCAAGACCTGCTGGCCGTGACGGAGTCGGTCGAGCGCACGAAAGCCGCTCATTCCCTGCTGGAGTCGCTGAGGCTCGCCGTCACCGGCAACGCCACGTCCTTTGTCGGGATAGGGCTGCAGCAGACCGTGCACATCCACCAGAAGATGGAGCTTGCTGGTGTCTGACTTCTTTCTTCACCTTTCGACCATTGGCGAGCAGAAACTTGCCGCCGCCTCTGCATCCGGGCCGCTGGCGCTGTCGACCGTCGTCATCGGGGATGGCACGTCGGAGCTCACGCCGGGCATCACAGCCCTCCCGAGCGAGCGCTACCGCACGACGATCGATGGCGAGGCGCGCGACCCGGCCCGCCCGAATACCATCCGTGTCGAATACAATATGCCGGCACAAGCGTCCGGCTTCACCTACCGCCAGATCGCAATCCTCGACCAGGACGGCGACCTTATCGTCTACGGGGATATCCGGCCTATCGAACTGCCGGTCGCCGGTGACGGCCTGGTTTACGACGTTCTCGGCTCGGTGCTCCTGCAATTCTCCGACGCCGACTCCGTGCAGGTGCTTGTCGATCCGTCACGAGCGTTCGCAACGCGCGAATATGTCGACCGCGAAACCGCAAACTTCGCGACCCAAGCGGATCTCGCCCGACTTGTTCATCCCATCCAAGACCTGTGGAAATTCTCATGAGCTCGACCATTGATCGCATCACCACTCAAATCACGCAGGCAGATACCTGGACTCTGATCGAGGACGCGAGCGAGCGCCCCGGCGTCATCGAGCACCTTCGCGGAACAGTCTGGCACCAAGGCGCGGCATCGGCGACGATCGAGCTCACGGTGGTCGGCGCGAACTCCAACACGACCGCGCAGCGCAATCTCAACCGGGATGCACCGATCATCGGCGTGCGGCCAAACGAGTCCGTTTCCGTCGGGGCAGATCCAGCCATCCTGCTGAAGGAGGGCGACAAGCTCTATATGCGCTCGTCGCAGGTGCCCGCCACCGTGCATATAGGAGCCACCCTGGAGTTCGCGGGCAAGGATCTACCCGACCTTAAATACGAGGAGGGTGTCTGGTTCCCTTCGCTGGAAGGCTCGAACGCTGCAGGTGCCGCATCCTATAATATTCAGTCGGGTTCATGGGGGCGGGTCGGAAATCTCGTGACCGTGTTTGGGCGCCTGCGCGTCAACCTCACTGGAGCAACCGGCCCTCTCCGCGTTGGGGGCCTCCCTTTTCCTATACGTTCCGGTGGGGCTCACGCGACCGGCATGTCGGTCGCCTTCTTCTCAGGGCTGGCCTCCAATTCGGACTCCGTGTCCATCTTCGGCTACGGCTTGGCGGGTACGGATGGCATTCTTCTTTATGAGTCGAGCGCCGGAAACTCGGGTGGCCTCTTCTCGATGTCGCAAGCGGATCTCTCGTCCAGCTTCCAGATCTATTTTTCCATGACCTACCTTAGAGAAGACTCGTGAGCCGCCTTCGGCTTCCAGGCGGTGACGGCCGGGAATTCAGTCGACCCGGACTGGTCGTGAGCGAGCACGGTAAAGTTTACCGCACCGGCGAGCTCCTCGATTCCGAGGGCGAGCCCTCTCAAGGGCGCGGCACTGATAATTCCAGTGCGGTCAACACAGTCTTGTTCATGCCACTGGTGGTGGATGTCGATTTGCCTGTCGACGGCCTGTGGCATGACCGGGGCAATGGCGCGACCGGCACGGTCGACATGGCGCTCTACGACTTCGGCTTTAGCCGCATCGCCGAAGCGAACAGAAAGACCGGCACTGCCGATTTTGAACACGGCCATGTCGAGCCGCTCGGCAACAGCGTAACCCTCACGGCCTATGAGACTTACTATCTCGCCCTGCGTCAGACGGCGCAAATCGTTGTCTACACCAACAGACCGGACTGGATAGCGCGACCGCAGCACAACGACGCCTTCAAGACACTGTCCCAATACCGGTCGGATACCTGCCTGGCGCGTGACGGGAGCGGCTTCACGAGTTGGCCGACGAGCTATCCGACATCAAGCATGAGCGGCTGGGACGCCCAGACGGTCTATCTAACGGCGGGTATCCGCGTGGGAGCACTTTGATGAGCAACGTAGTCCATCTGGCCGTCTTCGATATCAATCGGGATCCCAACAACGGCGACGGTATTATCATCGCTGTCGGATCCTCTTACGACGATATCGACCTCGAAACGAAGTCGAGATTTGTGAGCGCGGCCCGGACGTTCGAGGTGAACGACCCGGCGGTCGGCGACGCCTGGCTTTCCGGCACGGTGGTCAAGGATCACCTCTGGGACATGGAATCCATCCGCCAGGCTTTTGGAGATGTCGTCGAAGCCGAATACGAGCGCGCCACTAATCTGATGGACACCAACCCATCGGAGACACGAAAGCTCGAATATGCCGAGAAGCGGATGGCGGCCTACGAGGTGCTCGACACGACAGTCGCACCGCCCATTCGGGTCGCTGCCATTCAGGCCATCAATGTGATGATCACCGACTCCAATCGGGACGACGTCAATTCGAGGGCCGCTGGCAAAGGCGTCGAGCCTCATGTCATCATTGCCGAGGACATCATGGAAGCGGCAACCCTCAAGCGCGCACTGCTCTTCACTGCCGGTGATTTTCGCGGGAAAGCTGCGGCTCGGATAGCTGCGGAGACCGCCTATCTTGGATTGATCGGCTTGCTCGATGATCTGCGCGTCGAGCTCCAAGCCGCCATCCTCGCCTTCATCGAAAGCCAGAAGCCGAAAGCCACAGAAACCACCGAAGTCAATAACGGCGACACCAAGTGACCGTCGCCTGCAAGCTCGACAAACTGTCAGGGTATAACCGCCACGGCTCATTCGCAATGGTGGCCCTGCCACATCCCTTCGGCGAGGCAATGCCGCCAAGCCTCACACCGACTATTTCAGGAGCCAACACATGACCGACTTTATTCACGGCGTTGAGCACATCGAGAACACGGACGGTGTCCGCACGATCCGGAGCCAGCGCCTCTCCATTGCTGGCATCGTCGGCACTGCGCCAGATATAGACGCCGATCTTGCGCTCGACACACCGATCCGTGTGAGCAGCCGCGCCGAGGCCGCGCTCTTCGGTACGTCCGGCACGTTGGCGGAGGCGCTCAGCGGTTTCTTCGAAGCCGGTGGGCGTGACGCCGTTGTCGTTGCCGTAGCCGAGGGTGCAAGCCTTGCCGATAGCATAACGGCCGCTGCGGGCGACGCCACGGCCATGACCGGCGTGCACGCGCTCATGGCCTCGCAAAGTGTTCTCGGTATAACCCCGCGTGTCCTGGTTGCGCCCGGCCTGACTTCGGCGAACGCGCTTGCGCAGGTCAATGCCGTCACGGCTGCTCTCTCAGGTGTCGCGAGTGCGCTGCGCGCCGTCGCCGTCGTCGCCGGTCCAAACACCACGGACGCCGATGCGATCACTGCAGCCGCACTGATCGGATCCGACCGCGTGCTCTTCGTCGATCCTTATGGGCTCGTCTCCAATCCCTCTCTCGGTTCGGTTCCCGCCGACCCTTGCGCTCGCATCGCGGGCGTCATGGTCTCGAACCCTTACTGGCACAGCCCATCCAACAAGCTCATTCCAGGTCTGCTCGGTCCAGCTCGGCCGATCGTGCATATCCCCAATGACCCGGACAGTCAGACCAACCGCCTTAATGCCGCCAACGTCGCGACAATCATCAATGATGGCGGGGTTCGCCTTTGGGGTAACCGGGGAACGGGCACTGATCCGCAAACGGCTTTCATATCCGTGCGACGGATCCGGGATGCGATCGGAGACGCCATCGTGCTCGGCCATCGTTGGGCCATCGACCGCAACATCAGCAAGACGCTCGGCCAGGACGTCGTCGAGGGCGTCAATGCCTTCATCCGCCACCTCATCCAAATCGGGGCGATCATCAATGGCCGCGCCTGGCTCGACCCCGAGCTCAATACACCGGCCTCGATCGCTGCGGGCAGGATCTACATCAATTACGACTTCGCTGCATCCACTCCGCTGGAGCGGCTCACCTTCACGTCATTCATCAACAACGACTACTACAAAGAGCTCGCCGATCGCATTGCCGAGGCCGCTTAAGCTTTCCTCAAGGAGATAGACCATGGCTATCCAGCTTCCCAAAAAAGTCACTGATGCAGTCGGGTTCATCGACGGCGTCGGCATGGCCGGTCGCTTCGGCGAGGCGACCTTGCCCGACCTCGAATTCGTGACCGAGCGCGCCCGAGGCGGCGGTCTTGGCGGCGGCGTCCCCATCTCCATGCACAAGATCGAGGACATGGAGATGACGCTCAGCTCGGACGGCGTGACCAACGACATGACGCGCACGCTCGGCAAGCCCGGTACGCCGTTCACCCTTCGGGCGAATGCGACCGACGGTGCGGCGAACATTCCGGTCGAGATCTTCACGCGCGGTCTTTTCACCAAGTTCGGCATGGGCTCGCTCGGCGGCGACAATGCCACCGGCTCTCCCGAATATGTGTCCCAGCTTACCTATTACCGGTGCGTCGTCGCAGGCGAAGAACTTTGCGAGGTCGATATCGAGGCCCGGATCTGCCGCATCCACGGCGAAGACCTCTGGGCCGACGTCAACGCCAACCTTGGCGTCTAGCCCTCACCCTCCAGCCCCAAAGGAGCCCCCATGGACATCATCGACAACAAATATATCGACGTTCCTCTCGCCTTCCCCGACGAAGAGCTGATCGGGAAAGGCGTGACCAGCCTGCGCATGCGCAAGCCGCGCGCCAAGGACGAGATCAGCGCCGTAAACCTCGCCAAGCACCAAGGCGAGGTCGAGATGCTCATCCTCGCAAATGTGTGCGCAGTGTCTTCCAGCGTGATCGAAAACCTCGAACTCTATGATTTGCGCCAGCTACGTTCAGCCTATGAGATGTTCGAGAAAGGGGCGCACCGCCCAAAGCCCAAGACCTGAGGAAGATGGTTATCGTCCTCGCTAAGGAGCTTGGGGGTGGTCCGGCCCCCTGGCTCGAAATGGAGATAGCCGAGTTGGCGGGATGGTGGGACGATCTCGTCAGGCTCTACAGGCGCAGACCGGGCAAGAGGAAGTAGGCAAACGCCATGTCCAGCCGCAATCTCGGAGTTGAGCTCGTTTTCAGCGGTCGCAAGGATCGCTCTCTCGGTCGTGCCACACGTTCAGCCGCAGACGACAACCAGAAGCTCGGCAAGTCGGTAAAAAGCGTCCAGCGCCGTCTCGGCGACAAGCGGGCGGGCAGCCGATACGGCCGGATGATGGATGGCCTTCGCCGGAAGTCCGGCAAGCTCGGCATGGAGAGCAACCAACTCAGCTCTTATATGTCGAAGGTCGCGCGGGGATATAGCCGCGCGAGCCGCGAGGCGCGAACCTACTCCCGCAACACCGACATGGCTACACGCAGCTCCCGCTCGCTCGGCCAGTCCATGTTCGGCGGCATCACGCGCGGGGACGTCGCGCGCGCCGGTGCGCTTGCAGGCGCGGCTGCCCTGACCATGTCTACCCGCGCATCGATGCTGGAGGAGACCGAGAAGCGCTATCTGGCGACCGTCATCAACGCCGCCGACGGTGACCGTCTGGCGGCAGCCGAACGGTCGAGACTGTCGGCCCGCGCCTATTCGCGCCGTCGTGATACGACGGTCGGTACCGGCGAGCTTCTCAAGATCGAATACGATATGAACTCGGCAGGCTTGAGCGAGGACGCAGCCCGCTTTGGCGCGCGCATCTCGCACGACGTGGCGCGGGTGACGCGCGGTGTTGGGGAGGACGTCGCGAAGACCATCGGCTCGACCTATAACATCATCGGCGAAAAGCTTGCGGGCGACACCGATCAGAAGATGACGCGCATCGGCAATGTGCTCACGGCCACGCAGCTGAAATACCAGTTCAGCAACTTTTCAGATTTGCAGTCAGGGTTCGAGAAGGCGCTTCCACGTGCTGCAAGCATGGATGTTTCCCTTGAGCAGACTGCCGCGATCATCGGGACGCTCAATCAGAACGCCGTCTCACGCGAGCGGGCAGGTACCGCATTTATAGCTGTGGCCCGATCGCTCTATAAGGCGTCGGAAGAATACGGTTTCGAGATGGCCCGGAGCGAAACCGGTGAGCTCGACATGCTGGAAACGATATCGCGCTTGCGTGACAGCGTCGGCGACCTCGACGACCAGACGCAGGCCAAGCTCCTCACGACATTCGGCGACGAAGGCATGGTGGGCCTGCTCCCCCTGCTCAAGGATATCGATCAGGTCAAAGTCGCACTCGGCGAGATCGATAAAGACGTGCGCGACGGCATCCTGCGCGAGCGTCTGCAGATCCTAGACGATGACGAAGCGGCGAAGGTCGAAAAGTTGAGGATCGCCATAGCCGAACTCGCCAAGGGTGTCGGTCGCGGTGCGGCACCAGCTGTCGGTGCGCTGTCGGATCTCGCGGCGCGGGCCATCAACGGCGTCGGCACGATCATCGATACTGTACCGGGCGCGCAGACGGCTATTGGTGGCCTTATCGGCGCGGGCACTGTTCTCGTCGGTGTGCTCTTCAGCTTGGCTGCCGGACAGTGGGCGTGGAACGCTGCCATGAACCAGAGCATGGCTTCGGGCTTGTGGGGCCGCATGAAAGGCATCGCCCCGAAAATGATGGGCCTCGGCAAAACCCTTCCTAGAGTCGCAAAAGGCGCTCGCGCGGTCGGTGTATCAATGATGTTCGCCAGTTCGGCGGGCGCGACCATGGCGGGAGTCGGCGCAGTATTGCTGGGGCCTGTCGGGATCGGCTTGGCAGTGTTCGCGGGAGCGGGTCTGCTCATCTACAAATACTGGAAGCCGATCAAGGCCTTCTTCGGTGGGCTTTGGTCAGTCATCGGCCCGCCACTCGAAGGCACGCTCGACACGTTCGAGGCGTTTGCGAAGCTACCCGGAGTGTCTTGGATATTCGCGCCATTCCGATGGGCGGGAACCGCCATCAAGAAAGTGGGTGAGTTTCTCAAGCCTGTCGAAACCGGCCTTGAGGGCGCAGAGAGTGCAGGTCAGCGTGTGGGGCATGCCCTGGTCTACGCGTTCAACAACAACGCTGTGGTGAAGGGCGTGCGCGGCGCTATAGGGCTGTTCAAGACCCTGCACGACTTCGTCGCCAAGATAGTCGGAAAGCTTGCCGAGTTTAAGGACTTCATCACCTTTGCGGGCAGCATCGCACAGTCGCCCGGAACCGCCGTCAAGGTGGCGGGCTCGGCGGTGAGGGCCAAAGCCAAGACTGGCATGCGGGGTGTGCCCATCGGAATGCTGGGCATGAACCCGGTTGGCATGTCGGCCGTGGCGCGCGCGATGTTCCAGGCCAATGACAACTCTCCGAGTGCTGCAAACGATTCTGCAAACGATATCGCCGGCTTTACCTCTCCGGAAGCCTATGTGGCGCGCTCCGCTCGCGGCGGTTCGAGTGCCGCGCCGGTCACTCAAACATTCCCCGCGCCCACGCTCAACTTCTACGGCGTCACCGACCGCGACAGCTTCGTGCGCGAGGTGATGCCGGTAATGGACGAAATGGTCGCCGCGCAGAAGCGCGCCGCCCAGTTCGACGTGGAGTAGACCGTGGATGTGATGCTCGCACTTGGAGAGTACCGCTTCTCCACCGCCACGGCCGCCTATGGCGAGCTCACCCGCGCGACCGAGTACCGTTGGGAAGCTATAGATCGTCATGCGGGCAAGCAGGCTCTACAATTTGCCGGGCACGGTGCGGACACGATTAGGGTGTCCGGCACCATCTATCCTCACTATCGCGGGGGTCTCGCTCAGCTGCCCGCATTGCGCGTCACGGCCGAACAGGGAGAGCCCCTCCTGCTCGTCGACGGCCTCGGCATCCAGCACGGGCTGTTCGTCATCGAGCGCGTTTCTGAAACGCAGACTCATATCGATGGCGAGGGAGTCGCGTCCCGCATCGACTTCGAGCTGGGCCTGAAGGCTTACGGAGACGGGCTGTGAGCCGCGATATCGATATCCAGCTCGATGACGATGGCGGGCGCTTCGTGCTTACCGAGGAAGGCGACACAGTCGACCTTGTCTGCTGGAAAGCCTATCCGGATCCCAACGCCGCCCTCGACACGGTTCTTCGCGCCAATCCCCATATTTCCCGAAGCGGGCCAAAGCTCGCAGCAGGCACTCGCATCAATCTTCCTCGGCTTGATCATGTGACCGTGCCAACCGTCAAGAGGGTTCTCTGGTGAGCCGCCCCGTCGCCCTGATCGGTCGTCTCGGCCAAACTCCGTCTGCCTTGGCGACCGAGCGTCTTGTGTCCCTTACCGTGACCGACGAGGCGGGTTTCGAGAGCGACTCCGTCTCAGTCGCCTTCGACAACCGCGATCAAGTCATCACCCCGCCTGCCAAGGGCGAGATCATCACGGTGCAGCTCGGCTATGACGGCGAGAGCCTGTTCGACATGGGCCGGTACACCGTCGACGAGGTAGGCAGCCAGGGCGGCCGCGCGCAGCAGCTGACCGTGAAGGCAAAAGCCGCCGACGTGACGAAACAGTTGAAGGAAAAGCGCACCAAGGCCTGGTCGGGCGTCACTATCGGCGACGTCGTCTCCGAGATCGCGGCGCGTCACGCATTGGAGCCAAAAGTAGACGCGGCCTTCGTAGGTATCGAGCTCGGCGCAATCCCCTATCGTCAAGTCGATCAGACCAACGAGTCCGATATGCACTTCCTGCGCCGCCTCGCCCTTCAGCATGACGCAGTGACCAAGCCTGTCGACGGCCAACTGATCTTCGGCCCGGCCGGTGCTGCCCGTCAAGCGGACGGCACGCCACGACCGGCTTTCGTGTTGAGCGAACAGGACGTTTCCAATTGGTCGGCGCTTGCGCCTGACCGCGACCGATATGCGGCTGCGACCGCCACCTACCTCGATGCCGCCACGCAAGAGCGCCAAACGGTGACCGCAGGGGGTGGCAGCCCCATCTTCGCGATCAAGACGCTCTATAGCGATGCCTCGGCCGCACAGGAGGCCGCTCAAGGCAAGCTCAACTCCCTCGCACGAGGCACACAGACGCTCGATATTTCAATGCCTGGACACCCCGCAATCATGGCCGAGACCAAGGTCGTGTTCGACACCGCCGACGTGCTCGCTGCCGGCAGCTGGGTCGTCACCCGCGCCGTTCACACCCTGCGCGAATCCCTCACCACTCGTCTAAATCTGGAGGCCCCTAAATGAGCAAGTTCACCGATATCGTATGGTTCGAGCCTGCGCCGAAATCTCCGAAGGACTTCGTCGTTGTCGAGAAGGTTATCTGGGAAATTGGGCGCGAAGGAAGTGGGCTCGAACTTGTCATTCCCCAAGGCCAAATCTTTGACGTCTCGGTACCAAGAGCCCTCGAATGGCTCGTGGATCCACGCGATCGCGATATCGCTGCTGCTGCTGCCGTCCACGACCAGCTGGTCGCGGAGGACTTTGACATTGCGTTTGCCTCGGCCGAGTTCCGCCGAGCGCTCCGCGCGCGCGGCAAGTCCCGTGTTTTTGCTTTCTCGCTTTATGCCGCGACGCTCGTCTGGCTGGGCGTAGTGAAGCCCATCCTCGAACGCCTCAACCCCTTACCACCGGAGAAGAAAGCATGATTAGCGATAGCGACCGCGCCGAAGAGATGGGTGGTGCCACCCGTGAAAAACTGCGCCAATTTGTTGCCCGCATCGAGCGGCTGGAGGGTGAGAAAGCGGAACTCTCTGCCGACATCAGAGAAGTCTATGCCGAGGTGAAAGCCTTTGGTTTCGACACGAAGGTCATGCGCAAGATTGTCTCCCTACGCAAACAGGACGAGAACGAACGCGCCGAGCAGGAAGCTTTGCTGGATCTCTACATGGGCGCTGTCGAGGATTGA